TAAGGATTACATCGTGAATTGTAGCATTTGCTGGAATTCTTGCGATTGTGATATCAGATCCTGATCCTAAAGATGAGGCTTCAAATGTTCCGTGGAACACTTTCATTTCCCCACCAGCAAGTTCTGCGTCTACTTTGACGACTGGAGTTGCATCCATGTTAGTTACTTCTACGCCTTTTACACTAGCCATGATTTACCTCCTTACGCCTCGTGTGCCTGAATAGAGACAACTTTATCTTCTTCCATTCTTGTTGCACCGATACTCATGCAGTAATAGATTTGAGTTGCATATCCTTTATCGGAACGCTCATCAATTCTTGACATGACATCTTTACCAACTGCCAGTTTGATACCGTCAGCTGCGTATGCAAAGCAAAGTCTTTTTGAAGAAGCAATACTTAGTCTGTTAGATACGATGAATTGGAAACCCATAAATGTGTTTACTTCACCAGTTACTAACGCTCTGACTGTATTAAAGTCAGCACTTGTGACTGAAGTTGTGCCTAATAGATCATCTATTTGTCTTGGTGATACAACGATGTATCTTGGTATTGACGCATCAACAGAATTAAGATCCATAATTCTTTTGGCATTTCTTAATTTTGCAATTGTTAATCCGTCTGTTCCACTTTCTGTGATTGCTTGTCCACCAGGTAGTGAGGTAGATGTACCTCCACTAACTCCAGTGAAAGCAGTACCAGTAGCTGCTGAAATGATAACATCATCCATTGCTCTACCCATTGCAAAAGCTGCTGCTTGTGCGTAAGTAGATGTAGGATCAATTAAAGTTCTCACTTTATCTTGATCATCAATGAGATCTGCATACTCATAATCCGCCAGAGATACTCTTCTCCGTGCGTGTGGAGTATCAAGCTGGGGGGTCGGAGCGTGCCTCGTTGTTCTCACTTGTGCTGTTACACTACCGATCTGTTCAAAGAAAGCGTTTTTGCCTTGTACAGTTTCACTGTCAACTTTATCTCTAAGGAGTGATCCTTTTTGTTGAGAAAGAAGTTGTACGTTATTACTATACTGTTCCACAAAAGCTGTGGTTATTTGTGAAGACATAAGTCTTTTCCTTTCTTATTGTTGATTGATTGATTAACAGAGTAGCTACCGTAAATACGACTTCTCTTGGATTTTAAGACTTTTGGTCTGCTTTCTTTCCAGCTGTCTTCGAAGAACGCTTTGCGTCTACCTTCGTAATCCAGGCAAATAATTCATCTGCCGTAGAATTCCATTCTTTCTTTTGATATTCCGTACCACTTTCAAAAACCATCCTGGCACATTCCATTCTGATTTCTTCAATAGTTGGTTCAAAATTACTATTGCTGTCTTTAGTTGCCATGAACCATTTCTCTCAGGTTCATTACATCTTCAACTGCTTTAGCATGATTGGGATGTGTCTTATCCCAGTAAGGTGATCCAGGAGCCATAGCAGCATCCATCTTTTCTCTCGCTTGATCAGGTGTCAAAATCATTTCTTGTGGATTAGAAATTGGTCTATCCTCTGAAATCATATCTGATACTTTGATCATTGCTTTTAAGAACATAGGGTTATCACCTAGTCTAGATCCGTCTGACAATTTTGTTTTGTCCAGTTGATCTTTTGTAAAAATGTTTTGTGCAACTCGTGAAGCAGATTTCATTTTAGTATCATACGCTCTTCCGAGTTCTTTTCTCATCGCAGCTTCGCTTTCTGCTTGATACTGTTGTAAATCTACTTGTGCATTGTTGGTGGCTGTTTCTTGCTGAGCATTATAAAACTCAACAAGTTTTGTTACTTGATTATTATTTAAACCTAGTTGATGTGCAATAGGTTTGAACTCATTAATAATCTCTGTTGCTTCACCTTCAATCTGATATCCCTCTGGGCTATCAGGTCTTCCCAACTTTTCGTAAACTGCATTCCAATCTTCTTGAGTTGCGTGTTCTGTTGGCACTGGTATCTTATCAGCACCGACCATCTTTTGAGCGTGTATATAACTCTTTGCCAATCCTGAAACATCCTGGATTGATTTTAATGATGGATCTTCTCTTAAATCATCAGGTAAACTTTCTTTCCAATTTACCTCGGTGACAGGCTCAGACGGAGTTTGTTGTGGTTCCGCTACCTGGTTTTCTTCTGCCATTATTTTCTCCTTTTAGCATATTCTTGATGAATAGAATGACACTTCGCTGACCTTCTAAATATGCCAGGTTATTGATGTCATTATCCATCGTGGTATTGTGTATGTGAAAACGATACTCTAAATCTTTGAGTATTTCTTCACCAGTACCCTGGGTAAAAACTTGTCTATAATTTTCTTTTAACTTTTTTATTTCATCCATTCTTTTATATATTTATTTCTGCCTCAATAATTGCTTTTCCGAGTTCTCTTGCAATTTGTGGAACGATTGAGTTTCCGAGTGATTTAATTCTGTTGCTTCTATTTTTGTCCAATTCATAGGATACCCCATTAACATTTCGCAAAATGTCGGATTGAGCTTCCCACCAACTTTCGGTTTTTCCAGAAATTCCATTGCATCTTGAAGTCTTGCTCCGTATGTCATGTGCGGTTTGTTTTTTTTCCGCAGTATGAAACCCCCAGACTTTGTTCTCTCTACTCTGCTTGATTGTGGTGTGTTTATGTTTGTTGCGTTGGGTGTTGGATACATTGCATCCGATGATCCAGACACGCTTTCTTTGATGCCACGCACCGACACCGCTAGCTGGAATAACAAGACTTTGGACTTCGTAATTTTCGCTTTCCAAGTCATCGTGGATCTGTCTGAACACCATGCCGTTTTGGATGTTAACAATGCCTTCAACATTTTCCCCAATGAACCATTTAGGTTTTGTTTCGGAAACGATTCTAATAGTTTCATCCCAGAGGTAGCGGTCATCGTCTGTTCCTCGTCTTTTTCCCGCAACGGAAAATGGTTGACATGGGAACCCTCCAGTAATGACATTTGGTTTATATTTGTTTCCTTTGACATTTCTTACATCATCCTCAATAGGTATATTTGGAAAATTTTTTTGTAATACTTGTTGACAAAATTTATCTTTTTCAACAAATGCAATAGTTTCAAATGATCCTGTGCTTTCTAATCCAAGACTAAAACCACCAATGCCAGAAAATAAATCAAGAACTCTTAATTTATTCAATTGCATACTAAGGCTTCAATGCTTTCACCATCGGAGCAGTTTTATTTGCAACTTCTGCTTCTTGCATTTGTTGCATTGCTTCCGCTTGAGCTTGTGCCGCAGCTGCACGCTGTTGTCTAATTTGTTGTACCTCAAAATCACTCTTCAAAATTTTTGCTGGTACGCCTAATACTTCAGTGATGTGTTTTACAAACTTGTCTGGATCTATGTAATCAAACACTGGTGCTAGTTGAGAGAGAGGAGAGAGTATTTCTAAAGCTCTAACAGCAGCTGTAATATCACCAGTTCTTTGTGACCGTGCAAGCGGTGAGGTGTACTCAATATCTATTTCTCTTCCTTGTAAAGTTTCTGGAGGCACAGGAAACATTCCCATATTTAACATGATGTTAAAACATCTTGTGATGAGCGGTTGTAACATTTCACCCTGGAGCCTTCCTAACACTGGAGCTAACATTCTCATCTTCTCTTCATTACGCTGCAACACTTCTGTTGCTGTCATGTTTACTCGTTGTGCTAATAACAATTGATCTACATAAAATGCTTTTCGAATTGCTTCACGTCTTTGTTCTTCATACTGAACACCTAAACCAATATTCGGATTAGAGTTCAATGGTTCAATACGATCCCTGGAACCAGCTCTATAAAAATTTAATCCACCAGGAACAGTTCGTATTGGTAGCATGAAACCATCATCAGGCACTAATAGAGGAGGATCAATTGTTTTTTGTGCTGCTTTGATAATGGTTTCTGACATCTTATTAATCATCTTGATGTCTGCCAGTGCTACCATTGCTGGCGATCTACCGTATGTCTCTACTGAGGATTTGAGAAAGCGAGGAACAACATACGGAAACTCATCGTAACCACCTTCACCAAGAAGTTGTGTGGTTTCAGGATCACAGTAAATAGATGCAAAAGGTTTGTTGATTGCATCTATTTTTCTAGGATCAAATATATCTCTGGGTAAGACAACGTGCAGTAACTCCACATCATCGTATGGATTTTTTTCTGCTAATTTTGTAATTTTTTCTGAGACATCACCAAACATTCCAAATGCAGCTCGTGCTGACATTTTGAATTTTCGGTATACAGTATCAACACGACCAAACTCATTCTCCTGGATATAGATCTCAGAAATATGCCTGGTTGAAAATCGTAAACCTTTTTCTTCATCCTTCTCAATCATCATACCAGCGGTACCAAAAGTAATTAAATCTTGATACAGCTCGTGTACTTCTTGTTGAAAATTAGATCTGTTTAGAACAATGTACATTTGATTAGTACATTCTTCTAACCATTCCATTGAAGCATCATCTGTATTGAACTGAGGATCTTTGTATCGCATCATAAACCAGGGTGATGCTGCGTTAGTCAACATCCCATGCAGTGATGACGCTAGAAGTTCTGCTGCATTGATTGCAGTGCTATCATAAACTTTTTCTGTTCGTTTATCACCCCTGGCTCTTTTGACTGTTACATCAGCTCTCCTGGGTAATACATAATCTGCAATTTCTTGCCAGTGACTTTCCCATGTACCTCTCATACTTTTGAGTTGAGAAAATCTTCTTGTTAATTCTTTTATATCCATTTAATCACCTAATTTAAAACTCTTGCCACCTAATTGAGATCTGTTTAAAGCTGCAAAATCAGTAACACCTTGATTGTAAATTTCATCAGATGTAAGTTTTTTCTTTTTCTTTTCTTTACCAGTAGCAATTGATGATACGACAGTACCTACAATACCGCCTTTTTCGATTAGTGTCGGTACAATTCCTTTTGTTTCTCTTGGCTCTGGTAAAATATTTTTTGATAATTTAGTATCTTTCCTAATTTGTGTATCGTCTGCTTTACCACCAAACAAAGCTCTTCCAGCATCTCCTACTGCTTCACGAAATGTAGGAGCATTTGCAACTATTCTTCCAGTGTATCT